ATTCCCCAATGTATTTACACGCATTAAAAGAAATTAGGATGGCGCACGATGCGTTGGTATCAAACAAGTTTCAAGTGGCATACGAGCATTGCTTGAACGCACAGACCGAGATGCGTCTGATGACTGGCGCAGTTAGGACATGGACACAAATAGAGGAAACAGAATGAATCAAAACATCTTTTGTAGTAAGTGCCATAGGATTCCAAGCCAATGTTGTTGTCGTTTAATAAGGAAGGCGCAAGAGAAATGAACGACCCAATAAATCATCCGAAGCATTACACCAATCACCCTAGCGGAGTAGAGTGCATTGAGATCACAGAACACATGGGGTTCAATCTAGGTAACGCACTCAAATACATTTGGCGATGTGACCTTAAAAGGGATGCCGTTGAAGACTTGTGTAAAGCCCGTTGGTACATTGACCGTGAGATTGCTAAGAGAACAAAAAATGACTAAACCTATCTCGTGGTCGTATTCCAGCATTAAGTTGTTTGACCAATGCCCAAAGAAGTACTACCACCTGCGGGTTCTCAAAGACGTTAAAGAACCACCAACGGATGCGATCTTATACGGTAAACAGTTCCACGAGGCAGCTGAGCTATACATAAGAGATAACATCCCAATACCCCCGCAGTTTGCTTTTGCCAAGAACGCATTGGATAACCTAAAGCAGTTAAAGGGTGATAAGCATTGCGAACTGGAGATGGGTTTGACTGAGAACTTAGAGCCATGTGACTTTAAAGACCCGAACGTATGGTGGCGGGGGGTAGCCGACCTAGCCATTGTGGATGGTACAAAGGGCAGATGCCTAGATTACAAGACGGGTAAGTCTGCCAAGTATGCCGATACCGACCAGCTAGAACTGATGGCACTAGCCATGTTTAAGCACTTCCCACAGCTAACCGAGGTGCAAGGAGCCCTGTTTTTTGTCATCAGCAAGAACTTTATAAAGGACTCGTACAAGTCCGATAAACAAGATAAGATGTGGAGTAAATGGTTGGCAGAGTACAACAAGATGAAGATGGCTTATGAGAACGACGTATGGAATCCTCGCCCTTCAGGACTGTGCAAAAAACACTGCCTAGTTATGGAATGTCCGCACAATGGAAGGAACTAATAATGCCCTACGTTAATAAACCTAGACCGTACGATAAAGAGTACGATCAACAAAAAGCTAGAGGTGAACTACCTAATCGCATGGAGCGTCAACGAGCCCGTCGCAAAGTAGATAAGACAGGCAAAGACGCAAACAAAAACGGCGTAGCCGATAAGCGTGAAGGTAAGGATGTAGCGCACGTTAAAGCGTTGTCTAAAGGTGGTAGTAATAAACACGGTGTCCGTATTGAGTCGCCGTCAAAAAATCGTTCGTTCAAAAGAGATTCTAAAAGTAATTTAGTTTCAGAAGTAAGTAAAAAAGAAAGAAAAAAGTCATAAACTTTTCTGAAATTGTTGTAATATAAAAGTTATTCGTTTGACAAGATGCAAGCGTAAGGTATGAGTGGCAAGCATCACAGAGTGACATCTGTTTAAACCGTACCAGTCGGCACCATTTCATTTCCTGTGGGGAACCGACAACCTAGTAGGGCATAGTGGACACCACTTATGCTCTATTCCCGCATCACTGGAGAGATAGTTGCAAATAATAAATAATAAGATTCTGTTGTTAAATCTACGTAACCCTAACAAGGTCACGACTGTAATCCCAAAGAGCAAACAGCTTGAAGGGAATCAGGTCGCCGTGAACTGGGGGCTAGACGAAGCACGAGTTTTAAACAACATGCAAATAAAAAACATCCCATCACCAATCATGGGACATTACACCTGGCCTGGGTTACATAAACCATTTGACCACCAAAAAACTACTGCATCCTTTCTAACCCTGAACCCCCGTGCCTTCTGCCTTAACGAGCAGGGTACTGGCAAAACAGGTTCGGTTATATGGGCGGCTGACTACCTGATGAAGATTGGGCGAATCAAGCGGGTATTGGTTATCTGCCCCCTGTCTATTATGGATTCGGCTTGGAGAGCAGACCTATTTAAGTTTGCTATGCACCGCCATGTGGACATAGCCTACGGTAGCCGTGAGAAGCGGGTACGAATCATTAACTCCGATGCCGAGTTTGTCATCATTAACTACGACGGTGTGGAGATTGTGCAGGAAGATATAGCCAACGGGGGCTTTGATCTGATTGTTATTGACGAAGCAAACGCATACAAGAACACACAGACAACACGCTGGAAGACATTAAACCGAATCCTCAAACCTGATACGTGGCTGTGGATGTTGACGGGTACACCTGCCGCCCAGTCCCCCGTGGATGCCTACGGCTTGGCTAAACTAGTCAGTCCAAAGAACGTACCTAAGTTCTACTCGGCTTTCAAAGACATGGTGATGTACAAGGTATCGCAGTTTAGGTGGGTAAACAGACCCAATGCCGAGAAGATTGTTCACGAAGCCTTGCAACCTGCCATACGATTTACCAAGGAAGAATGTTTAGACTTACCCGAACTAATTTACGTAACCCGTGAAGTCGAACTCACCCCACAACAGAAGAAATACTACGAGTTACTCCGTAAGCAGTTGGTGGTATCGGCAGTAGGCGAGCAGATCACGGCGGTCAATGCGGCGGTAGGTATGAGCAAACTCCTGCAAATATCCTGTGGAGCAGTGTATTCGGATTCGGGCGAGACCCTTGAGTTTGACATCAAGAACCGTTACAAGGTCATGCGGGAAGTGCTGGATGAAACCAAGCAGAAAGCCCTGATATTTGTACCGTTTAAAAACACCATCGAGATCCTGTCCAAAAAGCTACAAGAAGACGGGTTCACAACCGCTATCATCAACGGCGACGTGCCAGCACACAGGCGAGCCGAGATTTTCAAGAACTTCCAAGAAACACCCAACCCCCGTATTCTGATTATCCAACCGCAAGCGGCGGCTCATGGAGTCACTTTAACGGCGGCTGACACGGTTATTTGGTGGGGTCCGACCCCAAGCCTAGAAACATACGCTCAAGCCAATGCAAGGGCGCATAGGGCGGGACAGAGGCATCCCGTCACGGTAGTACGATTACAGGGTTCAAATGCGGAGAAACACCTATACAAAATGCTTGACAACCGTATTGAAGATCACGTAAAGTTAGTTGAACTTTACAAGAATTTACTTGATTAAGTTAACGTTTGATAGTACAGTAGTAACACCGATAGCGAGAATAACACCAAGCCGTTATCGTTTTTAACAGGAGAGTACCATGAGTGACGAAGTAGAATCACAGGCCGCAGTGCCTTTAGAAAAACTTACCCGTATCTACATCAAGATGCGTGATAAGAAGGCAGAACTAGAAGCAGAACTCGAAAACCAAGTAGGTAAATTAGAGAATGACATGGGGACTGTGAAAGCAGCCATCCTCAACCACATGAAGTCATTGGGGGTCGAGAGTTTAAGAACCGATGCAGGAACCGTGTACCGCACCGTAAGGACTAAGTACAGCACATCGGATTGGGAATCTATGGGCAAGTTCATTCTTGAACATGGTGTGCCTGAACTATTGGAAAAGCGAATTCAGCAGACCAATATGAGGGTATTTTTAGAGGAGAATCCAGACTTACTGCCGCCTGGACTTAACTCAAATATGGAGTATTCAGTAACAATAAAAAGGAGCAAAAATGGTGGATGAAGCGTTTGTCCCGATAGAAGATGTGGCTAAGCATTTTGCCGTGTCTGTATCGACAGTCCGTTCGTGGATTCGCCAAGACTTAATCCCTGCGTTAAAACTGGGCGGTGTATATCGTTTCAAGATTAACGAAGTGGAGCAAGCCTTGCGAAAACTCAATGGCGGAGAACTAGTACGAGAAGAAGCCGACGGTAGCCTAACGGTGCAAGCACCTGCAGGATCAGCCCAAATGGCTCTTAACTTTAACCCTGACGAAGATATTTAAGGAGAATTAGCATGAGTGAAATGACTCTATTTAAAGGTGGTTTACCATCGTATTTAAAAACCGCATCTGATGATGCAACCAATGCACTTGCTGGTGGTGAAAGCCTAGGCTCACGTCGTCTTAGCATCAAAGGTAGCGTGTTCCGTGAGTTTATCGGCGGCAAAGAGTACCGTGTATCGGAAGAACGTTCTATGAACGTGGTGATTATCAAAGCCGCACCAAAGGTTTCCCGTGTGTTTTATTCGGGTTCCTACGTTGAAGGCGAGACCGTATCACCTGTGTGCTGGTCATCTGACAGCCAACGCCCTGATGAGAAGTCCAAGGAAAAGCAGTCAGCCACTTGCTTAACTTGCCCACAGAACATCAAGGGTTCAGGTCAAGGCGATAGCCGTGCATGCCGCTATCAGCAACGCTTGGCAGTTGTAATTGACGGTGAGATTGATAAAGGCGAAGTGTATCAACTAGTATTGCCACCAACATCTGTATTCGGTGATGGCGAAAAAGGTAAGTTACCTTTGCAAGCATATGCTCGTCACCTCAAGAACCATGGCACACCGATTACTGGTGTTGTCACCGAGATGCGTTTTGATACAGCAAGCCCAACACCTAAGCTGATATTCAAGCCAGTGCGCCCTGTGACGGAAGAAGAATTCAACGAGATTCAAACCCTCAAGGATTCACAAGAAGCAATCAATGCGATCACAATGACCGTTGCACAGACTGATGGTGTGAAGGATAAACCAGCCGTTAAGAACGCATTAGCCGCACCAAAAGCTGAGAAAGTTGAAGCTGAAGAAGTTGAAGAACCGAAGAAAGCTCCTCCTAAGAAAGCCGCAGTTGCGGCAGAGCCTAAACTAGAAGACCTAGTTGGCGAATGGGATGATGCTTAAATAA